AGAAAAAAAGTAGGGGCTCCTGCGGGGCATTGGGGGGGAAAAAAGCACCCCCCCCCCCGCCACTACCGGCGCTATGGCCGTGAAGGGGCGGTTTTGCTGATCGACCTGAAAGGGTTCTTCCCCAATGCACCCCATGCGCTTCTGTACCAGCGGCACCGGGAATTGATTTTGAACCCCGACCTTCAAAGAATTGCTGATACCGTCATTCAGCATTCGCCCTGTCCCACACCGGGGCGGGGAATGCCTTTGGGAGTGGAGCCGTCACAGCAAGAAATGGTTGCCATGCCCAGCAGGATTGATCATTGGATCAAATGTCAGGCCCGTGTGGACTATGAAGCCCATTACATGGATGATTACCTTATGACCTTCCCAACCATTGAAGAAGCAAAGTTCATGGGGCATGAGATCGTAAGGCGGTTTGAAGCCGCTGGGATTCGGGTGAACAAGCAGAAATGTAAAGTGATCCCGCTGACAAAACCTTTCCGGTGGTGCAAGGCAAGGTTCACGCTGACGGAAAGCGGCAAAGTCAAGGTCAATGGAAGCCGGGATGGGGTAAAACGAGCAAGGCGAAAGCTAAAGCTGTTTCACCGGGAGTTTATGGAAGGGAAGCGGTTATTTTCTGACATTGAACAGTTTATGGAATGCCAAAGCGCCTATTATCGCAACTTCAATGACCACGGAAGATTGTTGCGATTAAGGCGGCTATATCATGCTATCTTTTTCGGAGGTGCAAAATGTATAGGATCATCAAAGACGGAGCCAACATTGGCTTGACCGAAAATCTGAACTACATTAAACAGGCCGAAAATGGTTGCTATGTCCTTTGCCCGGAGCATGATGCTTCGGGCATTGTTTTTGCCGGGACTGTGTACCATTTGTTGGGCCGGGAAACGCTGGACGGGGTGGAAACCGTCAGCTTGGAAGAAACCGATGCAGGAACGGAAATCACAAAATCCAATGAAGCTGGCGGGATCGTCTTTGTGACGATGGCGGAAGCCGGGAACATTGACCCGGTAACGGTGGCGGAACACGCTGATCTGTTTGCGGAATGGGCCTATCCTGTAAACTATACCTTGGGCCAAATCCGCCGCTATAAAGGCACCCTTTACAAGTGTGTTCAGGCTCATACTTCCCAAGAGGATTGGACACCGGACACGGCCCACAGCCTTTGGAGCCTGACCGCCGATCCTTCGGAGGAATGGCCTGAATGGTCGCAACCCGTAGGGGCGCATGATGCTTACCCCAAGGGGGCAAAAGTAAGCCACAATTCCAAGCATTGGATTTCTACGGCGGAAAACAATGTTTGGGAACCCGGTGTATATGGATGGGAGGAAGTAACCAATGCAGTATAAAAACTACCTTGCACGAAAAAGGGCAAGGTTTGAAGGTATTTGCGGCCATGTGAATATTCCCTATGGAACCGCCCTGACTGTTCAGGACGGTTTTATTATGTGGAAAGGTCAACAGGTTTGTGGGATCACCAGCCAAAACGCCTATGATTACTTCACCCAAAACGATGATGGCCGGGGAAAGGAACGGGGCGAATTGGTTTCTTCCATTCTTCTTTTGCTGGAACGGCGGGATAAGAGGTATCAGGGCCGGTGGGATAAGGTTTGGGCGGATGCCCGTTGCCAACAGTACAAGCGCCCGGATCACGATGATCATTGGATTTGGAACTTTGAGTTCTATAATGCCCCGGTGGAGGATTTGAAGCACATTTTCAATCTGATCAGAAAGGGGTGAACGGGGAATGACGGTTTACCAATGGTTGTGCTTGCTTGGCATTCCGGCTTTGATTGGGGCGGCTTTCAAATACCTGTATAGCCAAATCAAACACAATTCTGAAGATTCCAAAGCCCTGAAAGCGGGAATTCAGGCACTTTTGAGGGCGCAAATGATCAGTGATTTCAATAAATATTCCGAAAAGGGCTATGCCCCGATTTATACACGGGATAATTTTGAAAACTGCTGGAAGCAATATCATTCATTGGGGGTGAATGGGGTAATGGATGATCTTCACATGAAGTTCTTAGAACTTCCCACTGATGCCCCGGAAGCATGAGCCGGGTAAAGAAAAAGCCGAAAAAAGAGTTTTCCAAACTGATCTTGATTTGTGCGGGGGCCGTTACTGTGTTGGTAACGGCCTTCACTTTTATCATGGTTTGGAGAACCAACGATCTTTCCCCATTGGCCTATCTGATCCCCGCTGTCTTTACTGAATTGGGGGTTGGAACCGGGTTTTACTATTCCAAAGCCAAAGCGGAAAACCGGATCAAATTGCGGAAGATGTACGGCTCGGAAATCTACAACGATACAAAGGAGATGTGAACCATGCTGGAAGCTATTATGAACAACCTGATCAATATTGGGTGGGCAATGCTGATCTTCTTGGCGGCGTACCTGTCCAATGTGGCCTTTTCCCTGTACTACAATATCAAAATTTTGCTTCAGCCTTTTGACCGGGAAAAAGCAATCAATTCCGCCCTGAAGGTTGCGGCCTTCGTGGTGGGGCTGACTTTGCTTTGTGTGAGCATTACCACCCTTCCCCTGTACGCCAATCAGGTTGGTTGGGCAATCCCGGAAGAATATGCTGATATGTTTGCTGATCTGGTCATTATTGGGGCGGTTCTGATTGTGTCCTGTAAGTACATTGTGGAAGCATTCACTAAATTCAAAGCTATTTTGGAGGTGACACCTAAAAATGAAATTGGTGCAAAGTATCCTGACGAAAAATGATTGCTATAAGAGCGGCAGGAAGATCACGGTGAAAGGGCTGATGCTCCATTCCGTGGGCTGTCCCCAGTCTAACGCTTCCGTGTTCGTGAAGAATTGGAATCGTTCTGACCTTGAAGCCTGTGTGCATGGGTTTATTGACGGGAACACCGGCACCGTGTATCAAACCCTTCCTTGGAACCACCGGGGCTGGCACGCTGGCGGAGCCGCTAACAACACCCATATTGGGGTTGAAATGTGTGAACCGGCCTGTATCAAGTACACGAGTGGGGCAAACTTCACTTGTTCCGATCTGACTACTGCAAAGGCCGTGGCAAAGAGAACCTATGAAGCGGCGGTTGAACTGTTCGCTTCCCTGTGCAAGCAGTACAGCCTTGACCCCATGAAGGACGGGGTGATCATTTCCCACAAGGAAGGTTGCGCCCGTGGAGTTGCTTCCAATCATGGTGATCCTGAACACCTGTGGAACCAGCTTGGAACCGGCTACACCATGAACGGCTTCAGGAAGGCCGTACAAGCCGCCATGAAGGGCGGGGGTGTAACTACTACCCCCAACACTGGAAACGCCACCACGGGCGGCACAGGGGCCACAGTGAAGCCCTATCTGGTGCGGGTGACAATTTCTGATTTGTATATCAGGAAAGGCCCCGGCACCAACTACGGGAAGAATGGCTTCATCAAGCCCGGTGTTTATACCATCGTGGCAGAAAGCACCGGGGCCGGTGCTATCAAGTGGGGCAAGCTGAAAAGCGGCGCTGGCTGGATCAGTCTTGACTACGCAAAAGCGGTGTGATACCGTGTTAATAGTTTGTTACTAATACCCCCGATTTGACCCACTTTCAATGGGCTGAAATGTTCAGTATTTGGGCGCTTCGGAGCGTTGCAGAGCATACTAATTCATGGTATAATAAAAACAGATTAGGCGGGAAGTCCCGGTTTTCCGGGGTTTCCCGCCTTTCTTGTTACTATCGTGTTAATAGTTCAGTGTTCATCGGCCTATAATGTTCACCGCTTTGAACGGCCCCTATTGACATTTCAGCGGCTTTGAATTATACTGAACATAGAACGAGGGTGCCACCGGCAAACGGTTGGTTCCCCTACTGGATTACAGAAGTAACCGCAAGGTTGGGAGCCGGGCGGTTACTTCTTTTTATTGGCCTGCATGAACAGGGCAATAATGCCAACGATTAAAATACCTGTCTGAATCAGATCAGAATATGTAACCATTTGACAGCCCCCCTTTCTATAAAGATCAGGGGGCAAGAAGCGCCCCTGATCTGGTCAGGGGAACTAACCACTTGCCGTTTATCGGTAGCACCATCAAAAGAATACCATAGGATTTGACAAAATTCAAGGGCTTACTGAATTAGTTCAACGGTGCTTTTCAGTTCATCCAAAGTCTTGTGATTATAGACCCGGTTTCCTGTGTCCTTGGACACATGGCCCATGAGAAGATCAATACACTTCCGGTTTGCCCCGGCGCTGTCCAGTTGGGTTTCAAAGGTGTGGCGGCATTCGTGCGGGGTGTGGTTCATCTTCAGAGCCTTCATAATGTCCGCCCAAAATACCCGGTATTGGGTTTGGGAACAGACCCTTCCATTGTAGCTAATTAGGCGGGGGCCACCTTCCGCAAGGCGGGATTCCACCAAGGGCCTGATTTTGGAATGGATAGGAACCACCCGATCCTTCCCCGCCTTGGTTTTGGTTCCGCCCTTCATCGTCCCGGCCTGAAGGTTTATATCTTCCGGCTTCAAGTTCAGAAGTTCGCTGATCCGCCACCCGGAATAAAGCAGGATCAGAACCGTGTCAACCCAAGGTTCTTTCTGATGTTCCCAAACCTTCTTGATTTCTTCCTTGCTGAAGGGAAGGCGGGTGGTTGGTGGGATAGGATCAGAAGTCAGCAAGTCAGAATAGCAACGGGTGATAATGTCCATTTCAAGGGCAAACCTGTCAAGATGGCCCCAAAGGTTCTTAATTGCCGCCTGTGTACTGTACCCCTTCCCGCAACCGTCAATGGTTTCTTGCATTTGGTATGACCGGATTTGTTTATAGGGCTTTTCCCATAACGCTGAACAATGCTTGAACGCTGAACACAAAGATGAACGGTTGGATTCTCCCAGCTTCGGAGCCTTCTTTTCTTTCCAAAGTTCAAACAGTTCCTTCATGGTGATCTTGGCCCGGTCAACATCCCAAGGATCACGGTTATATTCAGCCAATAGCAAATTCCCGGCTTCACGGGTTTCTGTGTAACCCACAATATCATAGATGGGATGGCCCTTGTTATTCCAGCCAATCACTTTTTTCACAATGAATGGGCGGCGGCGATTGCCTGACAGCTTCGCCACAGTCCCATACCCATTGGGATTCCGCATTATATCACCTGTCCTTTCAGGAAAATGGGTATGGCAAAGCCAAACCCGATGTGATATAATGTCCAATGGGGATTGAAACATTAACTTCAAACGGGTTTTGTTTCGCCTGACCGCTTCCGGTGTGCCACCACCGGGGGCGGTCTTTTTTTTTTGCCTTCTGTTACGATCTGTTCTATCAAAAACCTTTATCCTATCTGGTATTTATCTAATAGAACAGATAGAACAGATGTTATATTACTTAAACTTAAAAAGTAAAAAAAAATATAAGAAAGTAACATTAAAAGAGAATGGGAAAAAGATGTGTTCTATCTGTTCTAATTTAGGACTTCGGATAAAGTGTTTGATTTGCCCATCGTATTTGTGAAACTTCCCCAGCGCCATTTAGATAAAGTACAGGATTATTCCCATCTTCTGTTCTAATCCTATATCCAATATCATCCGTGTTATAAAGTCCATCAAGCATAGTGTCACGGGAAATAATTTCAATACTGCCAACACCACATTCCTGAAGGATACCCCAAATGGTTTCGGCCTGTGCTTCAGTAACTTCACAGGAATTCATAATAGCTTCGATGTTTGGATCAGTTTTTTGATATTGTTCAGGGTTTTGAACTACCCTTGAAATACCAAAAGCTAAAGCCCCTATAAAAATAATTGCCACAACTAAACCAATTTTCTTTTTCATATTTATCTCCTTTATCTAACATCACTTTGGAAAGCAACTGCCTTCCCCAGAATAATTATATGATCCAGTTGTTCCCCGGTATAGACCAGATCTTCATAATCAGGATTTTCAGCCTTCAAGATTAGTAAGTTTTTTTCTGGATAGTAGTTGACCCGCTTCAGAGTTGCTTCATCATCAATGACCACGGCGGCAATTTCACCATTGTCAACCATGCTTTGTTTTCGGATAAATACAATATCACCATCATAAATTCTGGCCCGGATCATGCTATCACCTTTTGCCCGTAAGCAAAAATCAGCTTCAATTTCCGCCCCGGCTTCTACATACAATTCTTTTTCTTCATTGGCGGTGATGGGTTTCCCACAAGCGATTGTTCCAATCAAAGGGTATCTTTTTCTTTCAATCGGGAACAAATTTTCAAACTTTACTTGGGATCGTAGAATATCAAGATCAATGGAATTATCAATATCTTCTAACCATGCCGATTTACTTCTATGATCCGATTTACCAAGTAAATAATCCATATCAACATTGAAGTAATCAGCAATGGCTTCAAGGGTTTCTATACCGGGTTCTCTTTCTTCACGCTCATACATATTGACGCTACTTTTAGAAGTTCCGAGTTGCTTTGCAAAATCCTGTTGAGATAAACCGGATTCCCGGCGTAAAAGTTTCAAACGCTCATTGAACTTTGCCATTAGTAACACCCCTTTCATTTATATTATACACAATTTGTGCACAAGGTCAATCCAGCATAGTGCACAAATTGTGCCTTTTTATTTTATGCACTTTTAGTGTTCGATTCAACTTGACATTTGAGCACATTGGGTGTACTATAATAGCAGACGAGCACAAAAGGTGCACGAAAACAAGAAAGGGAGTGAGAACATGATCCAGAAGGAAACCACGGGAATGATTCTTCGCAAACTGCGTGGGGATCGAACCCAAGAAGAAATTGCCGCCATTCTTGGTATTACGAAATCTTCTTGGGCCATGTATGAACGGGATGAAAGAGTTCCCCGTGATGAAGTCAAAATTCGGATTGCCAACTTTTTTGGTAAGACGGTGCAGGAGCTTTTTTATACCCCGATTGAGCACTATAAGTGCTCATAAGAAAGGAAGAACATCAATGAATGAAGTAAGCCTGAAGCCGGTCATTGAAGAACTTGAAAACTTATTTTCAAAGTTCAACGCCCGGTTCTTTGCTGACAAGCTGGAAAAGCCCGTGATCACCGTTTCCCCGGATCATACCCATGGGGCCTATGGCTGGTGTACTGGCTGGAAGGCTTGGAAGGCCGGGGAAGATGAAGGCCACTATGAAATCAATCTGTGCGCCGAATACCTGAACCGGCCCTTTGAAGAAACCTGTGGAACCCTGATCCGTGAAATGGTTCATCTTCAAAACCTTCAAGACGGTGTTCAGGACACTTCACGATCTGGCACCTACCACAACAAGAAGTTTAAGGAAACCGCTGAAGCCCACGGCCTGACCGTGGAGAAAGGCGAGAAGTACGGCTGGCACAAAACAGCCCTTTCCCCGGAAGCCCTTGAATTTGTTCAGAGCCTTGGAAAACAGGGGTTCACCCTTGTACGGCCCCGGCCCATTGGCCTAAAGGGTTCCAGCAAGGGGGGGGATCAAGTTCCCGGAAGTATGTTTGTCCCTGTTGTGGGGCCATTATCCGAGCCACCAAAGAAGTTCATGTAATCTGTGCGGATTGTGATTGTGAATTTCAGGAGGAAATCTAAATGAGAAAAAAGAGGAAAACCGTGTGGGCCTTCCTTGATGGGAAGAAACTGGTGGATGTTGTTCAAGCGGCCCTTGATAACAACATGATGGCGGATGATCTGAAGGCCAAGTTGATTGCTGAAAATCCCGGCCATGAAGTTACCTTTAAGGTTCTGTGATGGGAGGGATACTCAATGAATGTGAAACTGACCAAGCGAAAGGCATGGGAGCTGATCAGCCGGATTCAACCCCGGTTGAACATCAAGCAGGAAGCCACCCCGTCTGATGTGGCAATCTTCAAGGTTTCCACCGGCCCTGAAGGGCTGGAAATCAGATGTGAAAATGACTGGTTCAACCACAATGGCCGGATCAAGCTGACCATTGGCAATGTGGATGGCGGAACCCCTATTATCCGCTATTACTACCCCGACACCCTGAACCGGGATTATGTGGCGGAACAGGCCGAAAAGGAAGCTGAAGCCAAGCAAGCCCGTAAAGAATGGGTTTGGGCTATGGGTAAGGAAATGGCCCATAGACTGGTGGATCAGTATTGGGGAGGTCAAACCAATGAGGATTGATCTGAACCTAAATCCTGTTGTGGGCGGAAAAGTCCGGGTAATGTGTAAATCTTACCGGCAAGCCACAAAAAAGAAAGCCAAGTTGGAAAGAGCATATCCAGATTCTTGTTACCTAATTGGACAAGATACGATGGGATATTTCATCTTGCGAACTAAATGAATAGGAGGTTATAAGTGTGAACACCTTTGCAGAGCGTTTGAAGTACGCAATGGAACAGGCTGATTTGAAGCAATCGGCCCTTTCCGAACAGGCCGGGATTTCCAAGGCCGCAATCAGTCAGTATCTTTCCGGGAAGAACACCCCCAACCAAGAGCGGATCAAGGCGCTGGCCGATGTTACCGGCGTGACCTTTGATTTCCTGATGGGATATGGAGCCGCCCCGGTTACTGATGCCCCGCCCCCGGTGAAGAAAATCAGCGTGAAGGAAGCGGCCCGGTGTATGGGCAAATCTGATCAGTTTGTGCGGATCGGCCTTCAGCGTGGGCTTCTGCCCTTCGGCAATGCCGTTCCCGGCACCGGGAACAACTGGAATTACTACATTAACCCCGCCAAGTTCAGGGAGTATGTGGGCGCTGAAGCCTTCAACACCTTCTTTGGCCTGACTGCCTGACAGATTGGGGGGGGAATGAGTGAAACCAGCGAAAAACGAGGTGGGCGGCGGTGTGCGGTTGCCTAAATCGTTCTATGAACGCCCCCTTACCCCGAAAGAAGCCCAATTTGCCACGGACAACATCAATATTGTTTGGTGGTATTTAGACCAACAGGGCCTTGACCGGGCGGAATGGTTTGATGTGGTGATCTTCCGGTATCTGATCAGCGTGAAGCGGTGGTTCGCCCTTCCTGATTTGCAAAAAGTGAAGTTTGTCACTGTGGCCTGTAATGCTATGCGGTCAGCCATTGGGAATGCACGGCGCAAGAGCGCCAAAGAACCCCAAACTGTTAGCCTGTATGAGCCTATCCCCGGAACTGAAGATCTGTTGTATATCGACACGATAGCGGCCCCGGAAATTTTGTAAGAAGGTGAAGTAATGGAAATTAAATATAATGTTCAGGCCCCGCCCAAGAAAGCCTTCAACGGTGGAGCCAAGAGCGAGGAAGTCAAAGCCATTGAAGATTTCCTGACCAACGGGAACGCAAAGAATATGTGCTTTGAGTATGGCACCGAGAAAGAAGCTAAAACCAAACTTTCCACGGTTTCTTCCCATAAGCGCAAGTGGAATGAGAAGAACCCCAAGAAGTATGACGCTTACCGGGTGGGCAACTGCATTTACATTGTCCGCCTGACTGGAAAGAAAGGATGATAAAGATGTTGCAAATCGGAATGACCGTGAAGGTGCTTCCTGATGCGGAGTACGGCGGCAAATATACCGGGTGTGTTGGTGTAGTGAAGAACTACTATTCCAGCAAGAAAAAGGCCGGTGTGGAGTTGGAAAAGGTTCAGAATGACGCAAGTTCCAAGGGCCTGTTTTGGTTTTCGGAAGATAAGCTGGCACCGGCCAATGATTTCTTGGGAAGCGTTTCAAAAATAATGAATGCTATGAATTGTCGGTGCAGTTTCCCCCTTCACCATACCGGCGTTCCCCCTGTGAAGAAGGTGATCTTCAGTGGCCCCAAAACTATTGTGCTGTGGGCAGATGGCACCAAAACCATTGTTTCCTGTGGCGCTGGTGATACATACGACTACTACGCCGGGTTCTGTGCCGCTGTGGTGAAGAAGCTGTTTGGTTCTACCACCCACGCCAAGAAGGTTTTGGGTGAAGTGGTTCAGGTGAAATGATCACGCTATTTCAACACCAGCAACAGGCCCTTGACCTGACGGAAGGCCACAACCGATGCGCCTATTACCTTGATATGGGACTTGGGAAAACTTTTGTCGGTTCAGAAAAAGCCCTGACCCTAAATAGCCGGGTAAACCTGTTGATCTGCCAATGTTCCAAGGTTTCTGATTGGATAGATCACATGGTTGAGAACTACGCCATGAACCATTGTTGGATGATTTATGACCTGACCAATAAGAAGGAATTTGAATGGTTTATGGCGGCGGTTGCTGAAGTCGATAACCCTACCAGAATTTGTGGCGTGATCAACTATGAACTGACCTTCAGGCGTAAGATTTTGAAAACCCTTTCCGGGTTTACGCTGATGCTTGATGAAAGTTCCTTGATCCAGAATGAGAACGCCAAGCGGTCAAAGTTCATTCTTGGGCTGAACCCTGATAATGTGATCCTTCTGTCTGGTACGCCCACGGGCGGCAAGTATGAAAAGCTGTGGAGCCAATGCCGCCTTTTGGGATGGAACATATCAAAGGAACTGTTTTGGAAGCAGTACATTGAAACGGAATGGGTTGAAGAAGATGGATTCTGGCGGCAGAAAATCACCGGTTACAAAAATGTTGACCGGCTGAAGAAGAAGCTGGCTGAACATGGGGCGGTATTTATGACCACCGATGATGCCGGAATTGACCTTCCTAAACGGAACTTTGTTCCCGTTAGAACGCCCCCAGCAAAGGAATATTGGAAGTTCTGGCGGGAACGGGCGATCAGCATAAACACCGCCACCCTTCAGGAATTTGAACTTGATTCAGATTTTTGGGGTTCCAATGAAAGCTATGAGCGGGAATTGATTGGTGATACCAGCTTGACCCGCCGCCTGTATGCCCGTCAGCTTTGCGGCCTATATAACCCGAACCGGTATAAGGCATTTCGGGAACTGGTGGAGAGTACGGAAGATCGCTTGATTGTGTTCTATAACTTCACTGAAGAAATGGAGCGCATGAAGGGAATTGTAAAGGGCATGAACCGCCCTGTGTCCATCCAGTCTGGTGAAGTCAAGGATTTGGGCGCTTACAATTTCAAATCCAATTCTGTGACCTTCATTCAGTATCAGGCCGGGGCAAGAGGGGGCAACTTCCAAAAGGCCAACAAGATTATTTATTTCAGCCTTCCCGAAAGTTGGGAACTGTGGGAGCAGAGCCAAAAGCGGATTCACCGCATGGGACAAGAACGGCCATGCTTCTATTACTGGATGATTTGCCCCGGCACCGTGGAAGAAAGCATTTTTTCCACCTTGCAAATGAGAAAGGACTATAACGATGAACTGTTCAGAAAATACGAGGACGGCCACCCAAAGGGCTAAACAAAATCTGTGGTTTCGGCGTATGTTTTCCGTTGCCTTGCTGATAGGGGTACTGATTGGGTTCCTGTTTGCCAAAGTACCAATCTGGTTTTCTACCCCGGAGCCTACCACCACGGCGGTTTTGTACGGGGCCTATACCGGCCAAGCTGTCAAAGTTCAGAGTGATGGAACCATTGTTCAGGCCGGTGACTTCACCCCTTTGAATGTCCCTATGGATGAAAGCCTTCAGGAATATGTTTATTGGATGGCGGATGCCTATGAAGTTGATTTCACTTTCCTGATGGCCCTGATCCGCAACGAAAGCAACTTCCAAGCGGATGTTATCAGCACCACCAATGATTATGGCCTGATGCAGATTAACCAGAAAAACCATGAATGGTTGTCCAATGCCGTTGGTGTAACGGATTTCCTTGACCCTTACCAGAATATTCAAGCCGGTATTTATATCCTTGGCACCCTGTTTGAAAAGTACGATGATCCACACAAGGTTCTGATGGCTTACAACATGGGGGAAAGCGGCGCTTCCAAGCTGTGGGATCAAGGGATTTACCAAAGCAAATATTCCCAGCGGGTGATTGGCTACCAAGAAACCTACATAAAGGAGTTGAACGGAAATGATCAAATGTGAAAACGCTTGTCCCCGTGGAAAGTTTGATGGGTGCTGCCATAAATGCCCGGATTTCCACACCTGCCCGGATTCCTGTCAGGAAGATCCCAACACCTGTGGTTCTTCCACCTTTGATGAAGAAGCAGGGCTTCAAGCCTTCCAGCAATCCCAGCTTGCCACCCTGAACGCTATTGCGTCCCTGACTTCTCACAAAAAGGCCATTGAAGAACAGGAAAAGACCATGAAAGCGGCCCTGTATGATGCCATGATGAAGTTTGGGGTGAAGAAGTTTGAAAGTGATGTGCTGAACCTGACCTTGGTTGCACCAAGCAATTCCACCACTATTGATTCCGCCAAGCTGAAGAAAAAATATCCCGCTATTGCGGCGGAATGCTCCAAACCTAATCCCAAGGCCGGTTATGTGAAGATCACTCTGAAGGGTGGTGAAAAGTAATGATGAACCCTTTATGTTTTGTAACCATCACACTTCACTTTGAAATCAGAAACAGTGAAATGTATGGCGGAAATGGTTCAGTTGGGTATTCTGCTTCTTCATTTCAAGGGGTTGCCCACCCTGAACAGGCGGATGATTCCTTTGTAGAAGCCCAGCGCCGCATTACAGCCAAGCTGTTGAGTGTGCCGGTTGAAGATGTAACGGTTATCACAAAGGATGCCTATGATGCCGCCACAGAAGAACCGGAAGATGATTTTGATGATAGGGATTGGTGAAGCAGTTGGCAAGGGATGAATTTTGGGATGCGCTAAAGGAATACGCCCACCGGAACCACCAAGAACGGGTTTCCAAGAACTCTGACCGGATCGCTTATGCTATCCAGCAATTTGAAGCCCACGGGATTGAATACCAGTTGAAGAACCGGCAGACCGGCCACTTCCATTGCTGGCGGAAGTCTGATGATAAACTATTCCAGTTTTACGCTGGCACCGGCAAGATTCAGGGCCTTCAGACCCGTGGAATTCACAGCCTGATCAAGATATTGGAGGGATAAGGATGCAAAAAAGACTTACTGTGAAGGAACTGAAGGCCGCTTTGGTTGATGTTCCTGATGAACTGGAAGTTCGTTTTGGGAGTGATACAGAAGAAGCCTATGAAATCATTATTGAAATGGCAAGGCGGGTAAAGTATGAACTTCCTGATGGGCAGAAATTCGAGGACATCGGCGAAACTGGCGTGGATTACTTTGAAATCTATGGAAACGCTGTCCAGAGTGATGATTTCTGATGGCCGGTGAAAAGAATTTTGAAAACCGCCTGAAGAAGTGGTTAGAGGATGAAGGGATTTACCCTTTGGGGGAGCCGGTTAACCGTATGAGCGCCCCGCCTTGTGGGTATTGGGAAAAGCGTTGGGGTGGTGGGAGGTATGTAAAAAGCGGCCTTCCTGATATGCGGATCGTGGTGAAAGGGCTGGCCCTTGAAGTGGAACTGAAGGCCACTACCGGCACCCCTTCAGAACTGCAAAAGCGCAACATTGCCCAAATCAACAATTCCGGTTGCTTCGGCTTCATCCTGTACCCGGAAGGCTTTGAAACCTTCAAGAAAATTGTGAAAGGGGTGAAACAATGCGAGTTTCCCACAGCCGGGTTGATCTCTTTAATAGATGCCCATACAGATACCGCTTGCGATATGTGGAAGGGCTGAACACTATCCCTGATACGGAACCCGACAACGCCTTAATCCTTGGCACCGCCCTTCATACGGGCATTGAAGAAGGGGTTGAAAAGGCCCTTGACTTCTACCAGTCCAGCTTCCCAATTCTGACGGATGATCATGTGAATGAAATGATGAAGCTGGAAGCCATGATCCCCAAGGCCAAGGCCCTATTGCCACCGGGCGGAGCCTTTGAACTTCCTATTGGAAACGCTGATTTTATAGGCTTTATGGATTATCTGTGGCCCGCTGGATGGATGAACACAAGGCACCCTTCCAACTATTGGGGTGAAGATGTTCAGGTGTTTGATCTGTACGACTTCAAATATTCCAACAATGCCAAAAGCTACGCCGTTTCCGGTCAGCTTCATGAATACAAGTTTTGGTATGAATTGACCCACCCCGGTCACCGGATCAGGAATATGTATTTTCTGATTGTCCCAAAGGTGAAAATCAGGCAGAAGAAAACGGAAACCATTCAGCAATTCCGGGACAGGTTGCAGGATGCTTTGAAGGATGCTGAACCATCTCTATTGCCAGTTCGGTATGACCCCATGAAAATCATTGGCTTTTTAACCGATGTGAAGCACATGGTTGAAGCCGCAGATTTCCCCAAGAACCCTAACCACTTTTGCGGTTGGTGTGAATATCAAGAATACTGTGAGAAAGGATGGGATTATATGTTACTTCCCAAAAATGAACGGCGCAATCTGAACGCCACCAAGAAGAAGGTTGTCTGGCTATATGGCGCACCCTTCAGCGGCAAGACCTTCTTCGCAAACCAGTTCCCTGATCCCCTGATGCTGAACACGGATGGCAATATCAAGTTTGTGGATGCCCCCTATATCGCTATCCGGGACACGGTAACGGTGGAAGGTCGGTTGACCAAGCGGCAGTTGGCTTGGGAAGTCTTTTCCGATGCTGTGACAGAGTTGGAGAAGAAACAGAACGATTTCAAAACCATTGTGGTTGACCTTCTGGAAGATACTTATGAGGCTTGCCGGGTGTATATCTGTGACCGGCAGGGGTGGAAACATGAAAGTGATGATTCTTTCCGGGCTTGGGATATGGTAACTTCCGAATTCCTGAACACCGTCAAGCGGCTGGTCAATCTGGACTATGAAAACATCATCCTGATCAGCCATGAGGATCGGAGCCGTGACCTTACCCGCAAGAGCGGTGACAAAATCAGTTCTATCCGCCCCAATCTTCGGGAAAAGGTTGCCAACAAGGTTGCCGGTATGGTTGACCTTGTGGCCCGTATCGTGGCGGATGATAATGACCGGGTTCTTTCCTTCAAGGCTTCGGAAGTGATCTTTGGTGGTGGGCGGCTAACTGTCCACAACAAGGAAATCCCGCTGGATTATGAAGCCTTCTGTGAAGTTTACGAGGAAGCCAACCAGAAGGCCGCAGGAGCCATGAAGCACGGCGGCAATACCCCAGCTACCCCCGCACCGGAAACGGGTGACAGCGGCGAACAGAAGCCCACCAGACGGGGCAGAAAGCCCAAAGAGGAAGAAACCCCGGCCCCTAATCCTGAAGATGTGGAAGATGCTGAACGGGCGGCGGCTGGCGATCCTGATGGTACATGGACACCGGGCGGCGGTGAAGCAGATGATTCCGACCCTATGGGGCAGACGGAGCCGAAAGCCTTGCCCAAATGCCCTGATGGGGAACGGATCTTCAAGCAGTTCAACGACAGCAAGGGTGAAATCCTCCTTTGCCCCAACATTGATGCCGGCCACTGTTGCCACAAGGAAGGCGGCCCTGATGCTTGCCCCCTGTGGGATCGTCCCAAGGACACCGAACCTGCACCCAAGATGGATGTGAACCCGCCCCGGCGCACCCGGAAGAAGCGTGAACCCCATGAAGATTGACCCTTGCCCCTGTGTAATCAGCCTGAAGGATGGCTCGGTTCACACGCTGTTTGAATTCCGCCACTTCTTGGAATTGGTGGAAGATTGCATGGGCTATGATGCCGCCAAATGGTTAAGAACCCATGTAGAACAGGCGGAAAAGGCCGCTGATTATACCCAAGCCAAGGTTGATACTGACCTGACCGCTTATGAAAGCGATTTGGAAAGCAACCGCAGAGCCTTTCAGGATATTCAAGCGGAAGCCGCCGCAATTACCCAAGTTCTTCAAGGGAAGCGGGCTGATCGTCAAAAAATCGCCCATTCCGTGAGGGAAATAGGAAAGATCATTTCCAATCAACTTTAGGAGGTAAACACCATGAATGATGCGCTGAACAAGTTCAAAGCGGAAATGGAAAAGCGGGGACTGTTCCGCAAAATTACCGTTGTCGCAAACCTGATCCCCCCCCCGCCCGGCCTTAACCCGGAAGCCCTGATTGCCATTCACAAGCTGGCCGCAAAAGAAGCCCTGATCATGTATGCACAGAAGCATGATGATTTCAGTGACCTTTTGGCTGAAGCGGCCTTTGATAACCTGTTTGACACCATCCTTACGGATGATCTGTTCAAGCCGGTTGAGGGGTTCACACCTACTGACGAGGAACGGGCCAAAATGGAGGAAGCAGAGAAAACCGCTAAAGCACTTTCCGGCCTGTTCGACATTCTGAAGAACATCTAAAATTACATTTAGGAGGAAATTTATTATGGCTATCGACTTTGACAAGATTGATCGTACCGTTGATCTGAAGGGCCTTCAGGCCGATGTGGAGGATGCCAAGAAGAATGGCGGCGGGGACTTCCCCACCATTCCCGCTGGCAAGTATGAAGCCCGTGTGGAGAGCATGGAAATCAAAGGAACCAAGGCAGACCCCAACCGCCCCATGTTGGCTGTGTCCTTCAAGATTCTGTCCGGTGAGTACAAGAACCAGCGCCTTTTCATGAACCGTGTTCTGTACGGCACCAAGAATGACAAGAACATGATCGCTTCCGCTATGGGCTTCTTGGAAAAGTTGGATTCCGGGGTTCCCATCAGCTTCACCAGTTACAAGCAGTTTGCCCAACTTGTCCTTGATGTAGCGGAAGCCATTGACGGGAAGCTGGAATATGCGGTGGATTACGATGATACCCGCTTCAATTCCATCAGCATTGATGAAGTCTTTGAAGTTGAGGATTGAAAACCGGTGTGCACTTTTTTATAATCAAATTGAGCACTATATGTACTCATATTGACTTTTTTGAACCTTAATTTTCAAAAACGCCGGGGCAAGCGCCCCCGCTGGGCCCCCCCCGGAACCCTCCCCCCGCCGGG